TATTCTGATTGCTACTGCAACGACTGCATTTGATAATGTGCCTGTTGCCGTTACTCTAAGATATCTGCGAACTGCACCTGCTACTGTTACTCGTTCCGTTGTCGGTTCTGATCCATCCGATACAGCAGTAAACGAAACCAGATCAGACCAAGAACTATCATTGGCACTGTCTTCAATCTTTATCGTTGGAGCCCCTGAGTTAATATCGAATAGCTGTAGGATTACAGCAGCACCATTTGAGGTTGCTGCTCCTTGGTCATAGCTTGATTTACTACCTGCTGATGAGAATGTTTCTTTTGCTGCTGTGAGCATTACGCCCCATTCCATAGGAACATCTGCATCGCCCAGACAAGAAATGCTGCCCATAAGGCTTCCATCTGCACCACCACTCCAATCGTAGTTCGTCTGCTTTGCTGTAAATAATGCTGCTGATGCACCCCTATCAGAACTAACAGCATAGATCGCATGTGTCGTTGCACCTGCCTGTAAGGCTCGTAACGCAAGATGCGCCTGTCCAGAAGCATCATTAAAGAAACAACTGAAATCTATTTGCCCTGATCCATGCGTGTAAACACGTTCTACAGCACTATTATTAATGCCAGTTATATCAACTGCATTTCTTGGTGCTGAAATATTATCCAATGCCCCAATATCACCACTTAAATCTGCTCCTGCTATATAAAACAGATTTCCTAATCCAGAACTCTTTGCCATGTAATCCTCCTATGCTGTAGTCGTTGCACTATCATCTACAATTAACGGCAGCGTAATATCTGCAATCCGAAACATTGTTCCACCTAAATCCAGATATCCATAATTAACCGAAATTCCTGATCCATAAATACCTGCTACATCAATTGAACGAACAGAACCACCCAGATCAAACTCGCCTATAATATCCGAAAGAATAGATGATATTGCTTTTGCAAATTCCTTTTCCATTGTTTCTGTCGGTTCAGCTAACATATTCCTAAATATTCGCAATGTTAAAACATGAGATTCAATCGTTGTTCCAAGGGTTACTTCTGCAACGCTGATGCTGTTTAAAAATACAGACGCAGTAAGCTGATCCCCACTAGGAGGAGACTTCGGTTCACCGATCATAACATCACGCAAGTATCCAGAAGCTAACAAATGCCCTGCTACTGCATCCAGTGTATTAGAAGCATCAAATGCCATTCATTTTCCTTACATACATTTTCTTCAAATTGTTTCCAACTTTTTCGCTTCGTTTGTTTAAATATTCAGCAGTTAAACGAAATTGGAAATAGCCCTTAAATCGTGTTGTTTGATTTCTGCTGCCTACTCCTTCAAGCCAAGGTCCATAAACAAGATTACTATCTGATATACGCCCTAATGAAGGCGTAACAACTTCGGTTTCTATATTTAATCTGTATCTTCCTTTTGAAGCTTTTTCGCTTCCTACTTCAGATGCTCTCTTGAATACACCTTGCATACTATCTGCTGATAATGTTTTACTTCCCTGTGGTCGCATTGTTTTAGATAAACGCTCCTCACCCAATTCCATGAGTGTTGTGATAAGCTTTTCATTAAAATCTTCAGTTAAGCGTTTTCCTTTTGTAAACAAAGCACCTTTAACTGAAGTCTGCATCATCATATCCATTAAATAACTCCAGTCCTCGCCTTGCGATAATATCGCTCTGTGTGCATCCTTCGTGATGCTAGATCTCGTGCTGTAAATTCTATTGCCCCATCACCAACTCCAACTGATCTTCCAAATCCTGCTTCCTCTTGAAAGTAAGTAGCCAATGATTCTGCTAAGCAAAGTGATTCAATATCCTGTGGAATTTTATAAGCAGAAATTGCTGTAGCGTCAGCATGAGTAGCAGCCGTTGTTCCGTTTGCTCCACGTTCTATTGTTAAGGTTCTGAATATATGAACAGCCGTATCATTATTATGAGCAGCAAGAATACTTCCATCATACGCACGGATTACTGTTAAATCATTTGTGCTTACAGATTCAACAAACATTCTTTCCGATTCAACAAGCAGAACTTCCCCTGCTACAATCCCATGTGATCCATCAACAGTTACAGTTACTTGTGATTTGGTTGCAGTTAATGCTCCATTTAACAGAATACTGCCCAATGCTGCTGATGTTTTATCTGAAACGAATATTTGCTCAGATTCAATAAGCAATGTATCACCAACGCCAATTTTGAAGCTGTCAGAGCATACCATTGATGTTGCTGTACTATCACTATCCAATCCACTGGCTACTGTACCACTTGATTTCGTTTCGGAGTTATAACCCCAACTTCCTGCAATGCTGATACTGCGTTGTGCAGTATCGCCAGATTCCCATGAAGCACTACTGGATTGATCGATTTCAATTCGATTATATGGAGGTCCATAGTTGTTCGGTTCAAGGAAATAATCGCTTGAAGCTATCGTTGTTGGGCTTGTATTCTGAGCCTTCGTCTGGAGTGTTGTTACCGACTGCAAATCCTCATCAAGCCAAAGCACCCATGAAGGCATAGGCATTATGCGTGGATAACCATAAGTTTTAGTGGCAGTAATAGGTATAAACCTGCGTCTTGTTGATTGGTCAATATCTCGGCTTGACGACTCAATAATGCGATCTATTTGAGCATTGCTTGCAGTGCCGTTAATATTAGCAGCACGTTTAACACGCTCTCTTGAGGTGTACCAATTCCCCATAACTCCTCCTGCTTTCCAGATTTGTAAAAGGAATAATCTTAAATTTTATTGTGTCCTATAATTCCCCAATGGACAGTTTCTTATACCACTAGGATGAACATCAAGAACTGCTCCGTCAATAGGGCAAGCTGATGGTGGAGTATTCATATCCCTTGTCTGTATGGTTTTATTCTGTTTAATAATTGATTGCAATTGCTCCCAAGCCATTAGACACCTTCCGACCAATACAACTTGATTACGATTCCTGCACTGTTCACATTGTTGTTTGTAATAGTCAATGTCAGAGTATCGGTTTCTGCTACAACAGAATGAGCCCCATTTGATTCCACAATTGCTACTTCTGTATTTGATGTATCTCTATTTGCACCGACACCAAGCAATAAATCTGCACCCACAGAATCGGTAACAGTAATATCATAATTATCTTGTGGTGCTGTGCTTTGGGGATCAGTAACTATTTGAAGCAATCGCCCTTTAATATTAGCACTGACTGTTGTAGCAGGATACGATCCATCACTACTATCAGCCGTACAGGTAAATGTAACAACCTTCACTGGAGCAACATCACAGGTTAAGGATTCACTGATTGTTCCTGCCATCTTCTACCTCGTTTTCATCTTTTGGTTTTTCTTTGACGGCTTGACGCACAGGTTTTTTGCCTGTGCGTCTTGAGCCATTCATACTTCTATCTTTATTCATCCATTAAACCTAACTGTCAATTGCAGGAAGTATATATCCTGAAGCCGTATTGGTAGCAGTTCCAAGATTGTCAAACTGCCGTACTCCATCTGCATCAATAAGGACCTCACCTGCAGTATCGGCATGACCGATTCGGTTATGGGCAATCAGTCCTGAATTTGCAGTTGTATCGGAATCAATCAGCAGATCGCCTGCTGTATTTAATCGGTAAATGTAGTTGCGTAAAATCTGGCAGCTTGTAACATCTTTTCCAGAAGCAACACCGATAACGGCATTACTATCATTGACCCCAAGTTCGATGAAATTATCATTCATAACAAATAGATCAATATCCTCACGAACTGTAATAAAGTTGACACAAGCCGTATCAACATCAGTAACCACAGAATTTGTAACGGATAATCCATCACAAGCATTAGCGACTGCAGAAGTTCGGATACAGGTTAGGAAGTTTTCTGCTGTTGTATTTTCTTTCCATTCGCATTTATGGAATGTAGCACTCGCAGCACTTACATCAATTGCAACAGTTATGTCTGCATGACCTGCACTGAAAATTATATTTTCAAAATGGACATTCGCTGCACTTACGACAATAGTTACTGATGCTCCTGCATCAAGAAGCAGAGTTGGTCGATCAGTTCCACGACCTAATCCAATAATGCTTACACCTGCAACATCACAGGTTATAGCAGATGCACCTGTTAAGGTTTCGCTATGCCCTGCCATGACGTAGATTATATCACCTTGTGAAGCTGTGCATTGATTAATTGCTGAGTCGATTGTGGTGAATGGAGCATCTGGGCTATTCCCAAATCCTGCACTCGTTCCACCAGTTGAAGAACCACTATCAACAAAGAAGATGTTTCCAGTGGTTAATGATTCGTTGACAACAGTATAGATTCCTCCATTCTGCTGTCTTACAAATAGTTCCGTTTTAGCCATTTTAGCCTCCTATAGCTTTTCTCGGTTCTAACGATTGTTGCTAGTTTTGAAGGGGCAGTTTTTAACGCTGCCCCCTCAGAGCATTGGGGAAATAAGCATCTACTAGATGTCGGCAGATCATCTAGTGGGATACATTAACTCCTTGGTGTTACATAAACAGTTGCACCACTACTCGCATCACCTGCTAATTCTTTTCTCTTATTTGCAGCAGCATACCGAACAATTGCACCAGATATATTATCGACACCAGTGTTTCCACCTTCTGCAACATATACCCTTATGTGCGTGAATCCGTTGTCGGTATCAAGGTCTTCTGCTCGTATAGATAAATGAACAGTATTTCCGTCAGCATCAACTGGATTATCGGTATCGTAATTTCCACCAGATGCTGAAGTTGTTAAATCTTTTACGCTAGTTCCTGATGAATCCGTTGCCTGTTGAAACTTGCAGGTATCAAGATCATCTCCTGAATCCCATGTACCAATTTCAAGATGAGCGTCTGCACGATCGAAACCTGCCATTGATAGATAAGTTGCCCAGTTTCCAGTCGAGCCTGTATTCGTTCCACCGATATCGGCAGTTTCCAAAATTGTCCAAACTCCGTCTTCTGCTAAACTATAATTTGACATATTTACCTCCCCTTATGCTCTTGCTGCTAATGCAACAAAAGGACTAAGTGTATTTGATCCGTTTCGTGGAGTGATAGCAGTATCAATCCAAGGGCGACCATCTAGCCTTTGAATGAAGCGATAGACTGTCTGATCTGTTGTGAACTTCACATGAGGAGATGCTGCTGCTGTTAAGGCTTGGCGATCCCCTATCATGTAGTAACTTAAATCGGCAAAGTAAACATCACCCTTAGTTCCGAGTGTCTGACATTTTTCGCTGAAGACTATTGGTCTTCCGAACAATGAAGTCGGAGCACCACCAACAGCATTGGCAATAAACACTGGACTTCCACCTGTTCCTACACTCAAACTCATTTGAGCAATCTGTGGGAATGTATCTGGATGCATAATCCAGACGGCTCTGCTAATGGATGTTGGCAACATTCTGCTATACATCTTCAAAACATTCTGGTAAGAAAGTGTTGTTGCTGCTTGTCCTGTTTCTTTTGCAACTGTTACAAGAGCATCAGCATTAAGGATTCCTAGAGGTTCACCTGCTCCATCACCATTTATAAAAGCATCATCTTCAAAGTATGCAAGGGCTGCTCCGAATTGTGCCTGCAATAATGCTTCAAGAGCGATTGCACTATCAGCCAATAATTCATTACTGACAACAGTATAACCAACAAGCTTCTTGGCAGTTAACTGGAGTTGTGCAAATGTTGGTTCTGATTCAGTAGCAGTTGCAGCTTCACTATCCCAATATCCACGAACACCACCAAATACAGTTGCTGCATGACTGGCATCACGAATATATGGAACTCGTACTGTGTTGCTTGCCATTGGGATTCTTGTTGCCCTTGGTCGGATTATTGACTGCTCAAGAGCAAGACTTAAAAGTGTATTTCTAAATTCTTCAGGAACAAGAAATCCACCTTGATCGCCTTCAGCTTCATTTAAAGCCTTTAATCGTGCGTCATAAACACCACGATTTGTAGCGTGTAATGCACCGAAAAATTCACCTGCTGACTTCCATCCTTCTGAACTGGAATCATCCTCAACTGGAAAAATATTGCGTTGCATTTGAGCATTTTTCTCGTTTCCTTGTGATATCTCAAGAGCCTTTGCCTTAATGTAATCGTCAAAACGAGAAGGATCATTCTCCAATTCTTCTATCTGTGCTTGCGTTGTTATATCAGCCATTTTAAGCCTCCTGTCGCAATGCGTGTTCAATAATACTGTCAACATGAGCAAGTAAAGCTTCTGCACCTACAGTTTCTTCTTCTTCTTCAGATGCTTCTTCTTCACCACCATCATCATCAGAATCTTCGGATTCTTCTTCTGATTCTTCTTCGTCATCATCACCTTGCATTTTTAAAGGTGTTGGTTCTAAAACCTCTATCATGTAACCCTCCTTAAACTGGTTCATAATTATCTCTGCTAATAAAGGACCCAACTTTTCAGCTATACGAGCAATCCATTCGTCTGAAATAACTTCTTCATGTCGCATATCGCCAAGTTCTTCCTCTATGATTTCTTTTACAATAGGATGGGCTGCAATACTTTTAATTTGTTGTAAAGCATCAGGATTGCTTGGGATCGTTACATGGCTGACCTCTAGCAATTCCTGTTTATTAAATTCCCATCCAGAAAATCCACGAGTGCTTCCTGCTATTTCCTTTGCTTCAGACATATCAGGAATGAAGCCAACGGAATATGCTGCTCTGCCCTTCATAGCAAGATTGAAACCCCAGTCGGCTTCTGAATTTCCTTGTCCTATGTAGTATTTTGCAACGCCTTCCAGTTGATTTCCGTTAACTGAAATTTCTTCCCATTCACCAATAATGCTGTCAAGTCTTCCGTAGTTATGAGATGAAACAAGAACTGGATGTTCTTTAAATCGGTCAAGTTCCCAACCAGAAGCACGAATAATATCGCCATCCCGATCTCGTGTTTCTGTGGAAACTATTGCATGAATACGACCATTTTCAGCATCAAGGATTTTCATTTCTGGTCGGACATATTTGGACTGCATAAGAGGAGCAGTCCGTTTTGGATATTTTGGACCTAATTTATTTTCCATTTATCCTCATTCTTTCTGTGGACTAAATGAAAAAAGCCCACCGATACAGATTGTTAATCTGCTTCAACTGGACTCTAGGTCGCTCAATGCAATTGGTCGCTTGGACTCTATTGCTCTTTTTTCTCTTCGATTACAGAGGGATAAAACAATATCCCTCTATAATCACAAGGAGGTATCTAGCGAGTGGCATGATACCAATCAAAAAATAGCACAAAATTATCAGAAAATCAAAAAATTGTAAAAATTAGATATAAAATTAGTATATAATTAGTATTGACATATACAAGTTAAACCCTTAAAATAATCATATGTTCAATATAGAAAGGATTAAAATGATTAAAATGAAAATGGAAAACGAAATGGAAAAAGAAATGGAAAAAACCTTCTCAATACCAACTAATTCTATTCCTGCTTTAGAAAAGAAACTTAAAAAAGTTAATAAAATTGCAACCAAATTAGGAGTATCTGGTTATACAATAGAAATTATTAAAACCGAAATGGCAGAAGTGAAAGTATCAAATAGAGCCGTTAAACATTCCGATCTTATTGGTATAGATAGAAGCACATTGCAAATCCCTTCAACAGATGACTCGCTCATCAATGGCGATATAGAATCCAGACTTGAAAAAATAAAAAACCCAAGTCAATTATTCCAAACACCTGAGAATCTTTTAACAGCATACATAGAAGTTTCAATCGTTAAAGTTACTGGAGAAGTGCCTGTGGTTGGTGGTTATGCTTTTGTTGGAGTGATCGATTCGGATAAGATTTCACGATCAGCACCAAACGAAAATATTCCTGCAAGGTTATTAAAAAGAGTTGGGTTTTGCGATCACTGCAACACCAACAGAACTCGTGCATCATTAATAGTAGTAAGAAAAGATGAAGAATATAAAGGTATTGGTTCTTCATGTGTAAAAGATTTTCTTGGAACATCAGCACGAGATATGGAAATTACTGCACAACAACTTGCCGATCTTTATGAATTTTTTGATGGACTGGATTTATGGAGTGCAAATGGACAAGGTGAAGGTGATGGAGAAGAATTAATTCATAGAATAAAAGAACTTAGCTTTTTAACTTATGTAATGATTCAGAGGTGGGGATGGGTTTCTATTGGCAATAAACAGATTGGACAATCCACAACAGCAAACCAAGTGAGTCGCATAACACATGAAGGGAATAAAGATAAAATAAAAACAATTTGGAATGATTTACAAAAAGGCAAGAATAGCCCTTACAACCAAGCATTAGAAGCAGAAGAGAATGGGCTCTTTGATGATGCGATAGAATGGGCTAAAAATCATGGAATCGACAATAACCAAGATTACCTAAGAAATCTTTCTATCATTGCCGAGCGAGGATATGCACGAGACAAAGAATTTAACTTAGCCTGCTCGCTAATAGCTTCTTACCTACGCCACATGGAAAAAGAAATTAAAAAAGCAGAAAAGGTTGCTACGTTTACAGATAAATATGGCAATTCGCAATTTCAAGGCGAAACAGGAACTAAGATTACTGCAACAGTAGAAGTATTAAAAATTACCAGAACTGGAAACGCATTTGGACCTGTAGATATTATTAAAATGGGAACAGATGATGGAAACCTTCTTACTTGGTTTTCTTCATCAAATACACCAGTTGAACTAAATTTTGCTGAGAAAAAAGCCAGTATTAAATGCACAATAAAAGGCACTAATGAATATAATGGATTTAAGGAAACCATTGTAACTCGTGTTAAAGTAATTAGTTAATATATATATATATAAATATATAAATAAGACCCTATATAGGGTCTTATTTATTTTAGAGAATCTAAATATTGTATTTCTAAATTATACATATTTGCCTTATTGGTAAAATTGTTTCTGTAATCATATTCCCCTTTTGGAACAAAACGTGCTGTCTGAAAAAAATCTTTTGGGGTTTTGATACCAAGAACCCATAATCCAACAAGTGAATCTATTCGACATGAAGTATGTGAAAATTGTACTTGCATAAAAACATATAAATCAGGGTCTTGATGTAAGCTTGTTTCGTTAATAGATACTTCATAATGCCCTTTTGGTATAACTGTCCTACGCTTGGTTTTTACTTCAATCCTAATGCCTTTATAAAGCAAATCATAATCATAACTGGAATCTGCATCAATATTTGCATCAAGATAAGATGCGAGCGCTTCTTCTGCTAAGAACCCTGCCCAATTACCTTTTCCTTGCAGTATTGAGTTTTTAATAATGCCCATTTCAGCAGCCCGATTATAGGCTTGATTTATATTGTTATCGGTAAAAGGAATTGTAAAAAATTTATCCCCAAGGCTCAGTTGATTTCGTGCCACCATCATATATTCTAGCCAATCCTTCCTCGACCATGATTTGTGCATAGTCACTGCCGTCTGGAAGCTGAATCTCCACTAACCATCTGCCATATTTATCTAATCCATCATTGCACTGGACAATTACTCCCTTTTGCTTCAGAAGTTCTTTTGCTCGTGCCGTAGCAATTGCAGCTAATTCACGCTCTGCTATTGTCTTTGCTCGCCATCCCTTTTCGGGAGTGTCGATCCCATAAATCCTACACTTCTGCTTCTCTAATATCTGACCCCACCAAATCCTGAGATCGGCTGTAAACGTATCACCATCATAGACTCGTAATCGTAGTGGAGTTGCTGTGTTCTCTGTACTCATAAATGCTCCTTAGACGCTTAAATCTGCTCATTACTGAGGGTTAAATTATTTATCTATATATTGCTATTAAAAAATGTTTTCACTTAATGCTATGACATAAGCAAAGATGTTTCTTTACAGCGTGGACAATAGATATCTGCTGATCCTGTAAAGTTATTCATAGGAAGTCGTTTCTGGCATGTAGGGCAGAATGTTTCAATCAATACATGACTACCATCAAGCCAACTATTGCATACATAATTATTACCCACAGAATCATGCCAGTATTCACAATGTCCATCCCAATAGAACCTGCACGATCCACAACGCACTTCAGCAGCATATCCCACTTCACGATAATTACTCGGCAATGCTTTATGATTTGGTGTTTGCATATGTGCTTCTTCTATAGTTTCGTGAAGTTCTTTTGTCCTATAAATAACTGTGCATCTGCAATTCGGATGAGCAGGCAGATCACCACCTATAAATGCTTGACCTATTCCAATCCATCCTTGTGCTTCATTTGAAACACAAGGACCTTCACCATCAAAATCAACCAGATCATCTCCTTGCGTAACCCATTGCTTCTGATCTTTATTTGTTGCGAGGGCTGCATTTTGTTTCCCTGTACCAATGGCTCTTGCTGTTTCAGTTCTGGCTATTCGTGCTGCTCGTGCAGGAGAAAAACCAATATCTGTTTCTAAATTTTTTCTTAATGTCTGTAAGGTTTCGCCACGCTCTATCGTTCTTGCTACTGCTAGCTGCATCCGTTGTGCTGCTACACCTACAATATTTGTTGGCTTCCCATACTGATCGAAAGCAAACTCAAAACTAAGTGCTTTATCTGCCTGTTCTCTTGCTGCTTCAATTGCCATCTGTTGTGCAATTGGTTTCGGTAATAACGGCTCTTGAATCATCATTGATGAATTCAAAACAACGCTTAATTCTTCTGCAACTTCATCAACATAGTTTGCATGCCAACTTTCCCACGGATAGTAAGCTGCATCTGAACCTTCAAGTTTTAATTGTTTATTGTTTTCTTCAAGAAATTCAATAATTAATTGCACTTCTTTTTTTAATCGCTTTGTCCAGTTTTGGTATATTTTCTGCTCCTGTTTTTCTATTTCAGGAGGATTAAATCCATCACCTCTTGCGATCTGTTTTATATATGATCGTTCTTCTTCATCATAGCTTGGATTGTTTTCTTCAGGTTCTTCTGGATTCATTTCTTCTTCTGGTTCAACATAATCGGATACTGGATTATCTCCGTTTTTAAACTCATCACCATTATCAACTTCGCCTTCACCCAGTCGTAATCGTGCTTCATTCTTGGTAAGCAATCCTGCTGTAAAAGCAGTAGTTGCTTCCGTTAAATTAAACTCTCTATTCTCAGGAGTAGGATCAATAAAATCAAACTCTAAATCAGTGCCAAATAACGGAACAAGAAACTCATTTAATGCTGATTTAATACGCACTAATCGAGGGCGTAAAACCCATCTGGCAAATTGTACTTCACCTGCTTCAGCATTAGCCCTGTTAACACTCTCTGTAATGCCCATAATTGAAGACGGAACACCAAATGCTCCAAGGATTGTATCCCTGTTTAATCTGCGTAATTGCTCAAACTGCATATCACGTTGCGTTGATCCTTTTCGATCAACCCATTTGCCACGCTCCAATACAGCAACCCTATTCGCATTTCCGACTCCTTGATGCTGTTCACGCCAACGCTCCACAAGCCGATCAAAATCAGCATCAGATAAATCTTCATCAAACTGGATTATGCCGTTAGGCTGTGCAGAATTACGGAAGAAATTACGAGTGTATGCTGTTGCCATTCGTTCGGAATCAAGGTCTGTTAGAATACTTTGTACGACTCCTGCTCCACGATACGGATCAAGTGGATTCGGATTCTTTATAAAGATAACATCCTGACGCTCAAGAGGTATCTTTTCACTTCCTAATTCATAAATATAACCTGCTATGAAGTCTTCCCGACTTGGTACAATCTTCATTCGATCAGGTCTAACGCACCAGATTTCCTGTGGTACTCCTGCTCCATTTCGCAGCAATATCCACCACGCTTCACCAGTTAATTCCAGATGCTGTTGCGTCATTTCCATCAAGGTCTGCTGTGAGTCATATGGGTTAATACTTTTCCACAACTGCAGAAGTGGATGCATAAATAATTCCTGCCTATCACCATTGGAAGTTGTTCTATACAGGTTCCATTCAGTAGCAGCAATGCTTGTAGCAATACGATCCACTACGGCATGAAGCCATCCAGTGCCGTTATATGCCTGAAGCTGTTGCATAACCCCACCAGATGTAGGAGCAGCCACAGAGCCTGAATACATACCACTCATTACGGCTGCAGGAGGTCGTTCTAGATTAGGTTGCTTTAATATGTTTTGTAATGCGTTTCCAAATAAACTCAATTACTCACCTCCTATGCCTTGAGCGATAAAAACAAGTGCTAATCCTGCAACAAAATATGCTGCAGGTTCCCAGATACTATAGGCTCCGAAAACAATTAATACTAATCCTATTAATTCTATAATAGTACGGAATGTCGATTTTACAAAAATCTTATATTTGCCGATCCTGCTGAAGAAAGCTCTGACAATCCCCAAACCAAAGCGTCCATTCGATCGGGACTTTCCTTGCTCTCTGGAGTCCATGTACATAATTGCTCCTCTAGTAATTCAAATTGTTTTGCATGATATACCTTGCCTTGTTCATATAAGGCAGCGATAGGTTCTGCCCGAATACGTTTTCCTCGTGAAGCATGAACCGATTTATACGGCACATGACGATCTACTGTACGCAACGTAAGCTGTACCATTTCACCACCATTATTAGTTTCTGCAATGATCTTATCAGCATTGAAATCATGATAAGCATTGATGGCTACTCTAGCCCATTGATCTGGACTATATCGCCCTGATAAATCTTCCAGTATATGGAAGATATTATCTGAACTTCTTGCTGCAACGATGATGCCTGTTTCATCACTTTGATCCGTAGCAGTAACAGCAGGATCAATAGCCACAACGATCCGTGCCATGTCCTGTTTTGCTTCTTCATACTTAAATAAAGACATATGCCATAATGCACCCTCTATATCATCAATCCACTCTGCCATCAATTCCTGTCTACCTAATCGTGTTCCACCATACCGACTCTGCAAGCGTTCAATCGCTACATCTGGTAAATGTGGATTATTATAGGTGGTTGCAAATGCCACATGAACATTCTTTTCTTCTGATAAATCCCTAACGAATTTCCTGTTTTTTGGTGTTGTTGTAACGATTGCTCTAGGGTGTTTTCCAAGCCGTAAACCAAACTGTGCCTGATGCCATGATTCTTCTTTCCAGAGTGCTAATTCATCAGCCCACAACAACGTCCACTGAGGACCATTCCAACGAGAAGGGTCTTCTGCTCCCTGATACTTTACAAAGCCACCATTCTTATGACGTAATTCAGCCAGTGATCTGTTATATTCAAACGCTTCAGGATTAAGTGTATATAACCCTGTTACACCTTCAATACAGACGCTTCTTGCGTCTCCATGAGTAGGAGCACCGATTCCCACTCTGGCATCTTTTCCAAATTCTTCGAGGTGTTGTAATACATATCTTGCACCTGCCATAGTCTTCCCAGAACCACGACCACCAAGCAGCATCCATACATGCCACTCATCCCCTTCTGGTGGAATCTGATGAGGCAATGGAGACCATGATTCAGCAGTTGCGAATAGAATATCCTTTGCTAAATCTAATTGTATATTTGATGCTCTCATTTATTAAGCTTTTCTGCTTTCCTGCCTGTGTAGTTTTCCCAACGTTCAATCGCTATTTGAACATACTTTGGTTCTATTTCCATTCCATAACAGATGCGTTTGAGTCTTTCAGAAGCAATGAGCGTAGCCCCAGAGCCAAGGAATCCATCAAAAACAATTCCATTAATTTCAACATGGTTAGCAATTGGACGCATGAGCAATTCGACTGGCTTTTGCGTTATATGAAATTCATTCTTAGAAGCCCTGTCATATTCCCATACAGTCGTCTCGTTATTCTCCCCGAACCACCTTGTGCTTTTCCCTTTTTTGAACAAATAAAGAATCGGCTCGTGCTTCATCTTGTATTGGCTTCCCATTGAGCCAAATTGAGCGTGGTTTTTCGCCCATATAACCAAGGCTCTTATTTTCCACGAACTTCGCTCTACTGCATCATAGACAGGAAACCCCATTACTCCTGCAAAAAACACAAAGGCAACTGCCTTATCGTCAGTTATATCATCAAAAATATTGAAGATTTTATAGTATAGGGTTGGGCTATTGTCACCTTCCAATCGCTCCGAAGTTCTTCTCCCAAAATCAGAAAATGTACCTGATGATAAATGTGCACCATCATAGGCTACTCCGTAAGGGGGGTCGGTTATGATGGCTTGAGCCAATCTTCCATCCATAAGCAACGCAACATCTGCTTCGTTGGTGCTATCACCACAGAGCAACCTATGCTCCCCCAACTGGAACAGATCGCCACGCTGAACCCATGTAGCTTCTGGCTCATCTGGTATATCATCAGGATCGGTTAGCCCTTCATTAATGCTGTCGATCAAGTCTGTAATATCATCTAAGGAATTAATCCCTGCTATCATATCCTGTAACGCCTGATTCTCTATCTCCACCGACTCCTGCAACATTCGGAGCATGTCTTCATTTGCTTCAGCCATTGAAGCCAATGGATCAAGCGTAAGCAGCAGCATGCCTGCTTCTTCCTCGTTCAGGTCTGTAATCAATACAGGAACTTCTATATCAGGAGTCGTTTCGGCTCGTAAATGTCCATCAATAAGCATTAATCCATCATCTGTTTCATAGGCTATCAGTGCGTCAGCATAGCCTATTTCTGCCAATGCTCCTCGCATTGCATCTGCTTGGGCTTTCGGATGCGTTCTCCAGTTCTTGGGATTAGGTAATAACTCAGAAGCTTTAACGAGTCGCAATTCTTTTATCCTGTTCTGTATCTGCATTAATTCCCCTTTATGTTGTGACGTATACCTGTGACATTATATTTCACTATGTGACGTTATTATTCATCTGTCACACTTCCGAATTTCGACTGAGCAAAACTATCAATACGATCCACAAACTCATTCGCAAGAGGATTGATTCCATGCACTTCCCTGTATATGTCGAGCATATCTCTTAGTGCCTGATTCCACGATATAACGTCTACCTTGATCCGTGCTTCCAGTTGCTTTGGTGCATCTAGCCCTAACAGGTTACGCCTGCTTTCACTGATGCGTACGGCTGTATTAACGGCTGATAGATCACCCCTTACAGCCTGTTTTGTAATGGATTGCAGCCACTGGTCAAGTCGTTTTAATTCCAGTGTTCGGAGTGCTTCATTGGATTCCGAGTGGTCACGAGCAGTAGCATTAAGCTCACGCATAACGGCTTTATAGGATGCAGAAGGTGTTGAGTATCCTAACTCTTTTGCTATGGCTTGATGAGTATAACCAAGCACCCTGAGTTGAACTGCCTGCTGTTGTTTGAGTCTTGTTTCTACATTAACTCGTGATGATTGTCTTGTCTTTTTCCCTTGTATCAGGTTTATTTTTCCCATTTATAATCTTTCCTATATCTGCCAAATATCGTTATTCATATATGAGTAAGATATAAAAAGAATAAATAAATATGTTTAATAATGCAAATATATGACATATTTTATGTATATTTGACGTATTTTTTAGTATATTTGCCACTCCATTAACAGCCACTTTTTTAGTGGCTTTAATGGATAAATAATTCCCGAATATTTCCTGTATATAATATATATATATATATGTATATTTAGTATATATA